AAGAAGCCGGATGTTATTGTAAACATTGGGGACTTTTGGGATATGCCAAGCCTGAGCAGCTACGACGTAGGCAAGAAGTCCTTTGAAGGACGACGCTACCAGAAAGACATTGCAGCAGGTAATACGGCAATGGATGTGTTCATGGAGCCTATTCTGGCTGAACAACAGCGACAACGTAGCAACAAGAAAACTATCTGGAAGCCAAGGATGGTATACACCACCGGGAATCATTGTTATCGTATTGAGCGAGCAGTCAATGACGATCCCAAGCTGGAAGGATTACTCAGTTACAATGACTTCAACCTTAAAGACTACGGCTGGGAAGTTATTCCGTTTCTTCAGCCAGTTGTAATTGAGGGCGTAGCTTTCTGCCACTATTTTACTAGTGGGCCTATGGGGCGTCCTGTCTCAAACGCTCGTCTGCTGCTACAGAAAAAGCACATGAGTTGTGTACAAGGTCATGTTCAAAACAGAGACATTGCTTTTGCCCACCGCGCTGATGGCACCCCCATGACTGCGATTTTTGCTGGTACATTCTATCAACACGAAGAAGATTATCTAGGCCCACAAGGAAACCAACATTGGCACGGAATTTGGATGTTGCACGAAGTTAAAGACGGGGCGTTCGACGAAATGCCGGTTAGCCTTACTTATTTGAGGAAACGATATGGACAAGAAAGCGGAAAGATTAGCCTGGCAGCGTAAACAAAGGAAGCTAAACGGAAATAAACATACTAAGAAATATGAGAAGACCCGGAAAGGTTTTCTTATGCGTAAGTATCGAAACATGCAGAGCCGTGTTGCGGGGATACAAAAAAAGAAACAACACCTCTATAAAGACAAAGTTTTGCTTGATAGGGATGATTTTTATGAGTGGGCCATTAATTCCCCCTGTTTTGAACAACTATGGACAGACTGGATTGCGTCTGGGTACGAACGTAAACTGTGTCCTACAGTAGATCGTATAAACAGTTCAGAAGGCTACATGGTGTCAAACATGCATTGGATGACCCACTCTGAAAATTCAAGGCGAGGCTGCTTTTCAAGGTACGGGATTGATTCATGTTAACTCTAAATGATGTACTCGACAGGCTGAAGAAGATTGATGAAGTGTCTCTGCTGGAAGTGCTTGACATTGACAGCAACGACATTGTTGATAGATTCATTGATCGTGTTGAAGAACGCTTTGACGATCTACAGGAGGAATTGGAATGACAGTCTGCCTCAACATGATCGTCCGCAATGAGGAGCACTGTATCAGGGAGTGTCTTGAGTCAGTCAAAGATAAGATCGACTACTATGTCATCTGCGACACAGGCAGCAGTGACAACACCATTGACATTATCAGGGAAGTCCTTGGACCACACGGTGAAATACACAAACATGAATGGAAGAACTTCGGACACAACAGAACAGAAGCACTGAAGCTGGCTGACTCGTCTGGTTGTGACTATGCTTTCATTATGGATGCTGACGACATCTTCAACGGCAACATCCCTGTCCTGACCGGAGACGTTGTTGAAGTACCGTCAATCACTGAAGGAGGCTTTGAATACACACGCAGGAACTTTGTCAAGCTCAACGCAGGCTTTCGCTGGTATGGTCCTGTCCATGAGTTTGTTCACCGAGATAGTGCTTACTCTGTTCAACAGGTGATTAGTGCTGTTTGCCACATCACAGCGCGCAGCATCGGCGCAAGGAACAAGGACGGCAAAGCTGCCAAGTACAAGCGTGACATTGAGATGCTGAAGGAAGCCTACGCTAATGAGAAACTGCCCAGGTATGCGTTCTACATTGCTCAGAGCTACTTTGGTCTTGAAGACTGGCGTAATGCTATTAAGTGGTATCAGCGACGAGCAAGACAAGGCGGGTATGCTGAAGAAGTAGCAGTGTCTATGCGTAAGGCAGCGTTGGCTAAGGAGCTTGCAGGGCATTCTGTTAACGATGTTAAGCTGGCTATGCTCGATGCATGGGAGTGTCGGCCTAACCGTGTAGAGCCTTTGTACGATCTTGCCAGACTGTGCAGGACTGCGGATCAGCACTGGCAGGCACATCTGTTTGCAAGACAAGCAGCAGCAATGCAGCAGAGCAGTGACAGATTGTTTGTGGAAAGTTACATTTATGACTGGGCAGCCCTTGAAGAAGTAGGTTTATCAGCGTATAATATAGGTAACTATAAGATGGCAGCAGCTACCTTCTACAAACTGATTAACGACAACAAGGTGCCGGAAGAACATTTACCCCGTATTCTGCGGAACTTTGACGAAGCACAACTGAAAATGGAGAGCGACTAAGATGGATAGTAGCATTGACGATATGAGGCCGAAGGACTGGGACAGAGTGTTTCAGAGCTATGTTAACGAAGCAAAGAAAGAGAGGTTTGGTGAGTACGCAGGCCCAGATACGGCTAAAGTAGACAAGGCGTTCAAACCCACTCCACGCAAGCCTTGGGCAGAGTCTTCAGGCAGGGATGAAGTTAACAAGCCAGGACACTACCAAGGTAAGTATGAATGCATTGATGTCATTGAAGACCGGCTCAGTACAGAAGCCTTCCAAGGCTACCTAGAAGGCAACGTATGGAAGTATCTGTACCGTTACCGGCAAAAGAATGGTGTAACTGATCTCAGAAAGGCATCGTGGTACCTTAACAGACTTATTGGGAGTGCTGTGTAATGGACTTTAACGACTACCAGAAAGAAGCAATGAAGACTGCCGTTTATGAAGACACGTTCTACCCCATCGCATCGTTGATGATTGAGGCAGGAGAACTGGCAGACATCTATGTTAAGCCTTGCCTGCGCGGTGATGCTGTGGAGATCAACAAGGAGGAAGTTCTTAGTGAAGCAGGAGATGTACTATATATGTTGGCTGCAATCTGTGCAGATTCTGGCATTACTTTAAATAAAGTAGCTGAGTACAACATTAAAAAGATTAACGACCGTGTTAAGCGAGGTGTTATCCAAGGCAGAGGAGGGGATCGATGAACATAATTCAGATTGAGTTTAGCAATGAACGGGGTAGTACAACAGTCATTAAAGAGTTTGATGAATGTCATATTAGCCATTACGTTGATTCCTTTGTGTCTGCTCTACTTGCTGACGGATTCGGACAAAAAGCTATCAACCGTTACATTCCTGAGTTTGACGTAGGCGCAGAAAACGACATTGTTTGGAAAGCCGTGAAGGACTTTGAAAATGAAAGTTATTGAAGGGCAATTCGACAAGAAAGAGCAAAAAAATGTTATACAATTCCTGAAAGACACTATCAAAATGGTTGAGGAGGACGGTGACACTTCTTTCAGCAACGCCCTGGTGACGTTACAGACAGAGAGTGGCAGGACTATCACCATGAGCAACACAGACTTTGAAACCAGCATTGTTATGGCAGAAGTAACTAGGCAGGTAGTCCTTGACTTATACATGGGAGAAAGCTATGATTAGCATTGACTTGACATCGGAACAGGCAGAAACAATCACACACGCAGAACTGAGTGATCTTTTGGATATGATTGAACAAAACATGATAATGGCTGACGATGCAGAAGTACGTCAACTGCAAGATGCCTTGATTACTCTGCTGAGTTGGTATGAGGTACCAGATGAAGCCACACGCTGAGTATGTCCACTACGATACACATTATTTTATAGGTAAACAGATCAGACTTATTATTGATGACTTTAGACAACCGGAAGTAACTGTTGTATTCGGTAATCAAGAGCTTAAGATTAATAAGGTGAACGCCAAAGACCTTATTAAAGTATTACAACAAGCAGAGGAGTATCTATGAATCCCTACCAGACTTATGTAGCAAAGAGTCGCTATGCTCGCTATCTCCCTGAAAAGCAGCGACGAGAAACATGGGAGGAGACTGTAGACCGTTACGTTAACTTCTGGCAGGAACGGGGGCAGGTTAATGACAACACAGCAGCAGTGCTTAGAGAGGCTGTTGCCAACCTTGAAGTTATGCCGAGTATGCGGGCACTGATGACTGCCGGTGCTGCTCTTGATCGTGACAACGTAGCCGGGTTCAACTGTAGTTATCTTCCTATTGATTCACCGCGAGCCTTTGATGAGCTTATGTACATCCTGCTCTGCGGCACTGGTGTAGGCTTCTCCGTTGAACGGCAATACATTAGCAAGCTACCTGAAGTTGCGGAGGAGTTCCATGACACCGATACAGTCATTAACGTCGCGGATTCGAAGATTGGATGGGCCAAAGCCCTACGAGAACTGGTATCGCTGCTATATTCAGGCCAAATACCTCGATGGGACACTAGTCGAATTAGACCTGCGGGCGCCCCTCTCAAGACTTTCGGAGGCCGTGCAAGCGGTCCAGAACCACTTGTGGAACTGTTCGACTTCACAATTGAACTGTTTAGGAAAGCAAATGGCAGGCGACTTAGCTCCATTGAATGCCACGATCTTTGTTGTAAGATTGCAGAAGTAGTCGTTGTTGGAGGTGTACGCCGATCTGCGCTGATTAGCCTTAGCAACCTCACCGATGACCGTATCCGGAGGGCAAAGCATGGTCAGTGGTGGATGGACAACCCTCAACGTGCTCTGGCTAACAACTCAGCCTGCTACACTGAGAAGCCTGACTTTGAAGCCTTCCTGGAAGAATGGCGCAGTCTGTACGAAAGCAAGTCAGGGGAACGTGGATTCTTCAGTCGTGTTGCATCACAGAAACAGGCAGCAAAGAATGGGCGTAGGGACGCTTCGTTTGACTTTGGAACCAATCCTTGTTCGGAGATCATTCTTCGCCCGTATCAGTTTTGCAATTTAAGCGAGGTAGTAGTACGCAGCGATGACACGCTTGAGTCTCTGCGTAAGAAGGTAGAGATTGCAGCAATTTTTGGGACGCTACAGGCTACGCTGACTGACTTCCGCTATCTGCGTAGTATCTGGAAGAAGAACACTGAAGAAGAAGCACTGCTTGGTGTTAGCTTGACAGGGATTATGGATCACCCTGTACTGAGTGGCAACAAGAAAGGTATAGGTGGTAAAGACGTCCTGCCTGAATGGCTAACGGAGTTGAAGAATGTTGCAATCGAGACTAACAAAGTATGGGCAAAGAAACTGGGTATCAATCAGTCTTCTGCTATTACGGCTATTAAACCGAGTGGTACAGTATCTCAGCTTGTGGATAGTGCTAGTGGTATCCACCCCCGTTTTAGTCCTTTTTATATTCGTCGCATTCGTGCCGATGTCCGTGATCCACTTTGTAAGGTTCTTCAGGACGGGGGAGTACCTTGGGAGGTAGACAACAACAGTCAGTCAACACTGGTGTTTAGCTTCCCACAAGCAGCGCCTAAGTCTGCAATCTGTGCTGATGATGTCGGAGCGATGGAACAGCTACGGCTGTGGAAACTCTACCAGGATTACTTTTGTGAACACAAACCCAGTATTACAGTGTACTACCGCGACAGTGAGTTCCTTGAAGTAGGGCAATGGCTATACAATCACTTTGATGATGTCAGCGGGATTAGCTTCCTGCCCTACAGTGAACACACATACGCACAAGCACCCTATGAAGCCATCACAGAGGAGGAGTACAAAGAAATGATGAAAGACTTCCCAACAGATTTTAACTGGGATATTGATGAGGCCAGTGATGTTACTGAGTCGAGTCAGACACTGGCCTGTGTTGGGAGTAGTTGCGAGCTTTAACGCTTCTTATTAGAATACAGCCGCACAAGCATCACTGCCTCTG